TGAACTGCCTGGATCGAATAGCTCCGGCCGGCACGGGGCCGCTGGGCACGGCTGCAGCAGCAGCAGGCTTGACCCGCCCGAAGAATAGGCGTATGATCCCAATAGGGCCAGCGCCATGCTGGTGAGGTAGCACGGAGGTGCGCGAGATGATGCAAGCGATAATAGTCTGAACCTGGGGGGAAACCCCCGGACATTGTATTCAACAACAACATGGAGGTGGAATATGCAAACAACAAACGTGAAGGGCAAGGATAGTCCAGACTTCGAGACCGTGAATGGTGGGAGTGTAATCCTCGTGATCCCTCTCACACGCGATGCCCGACGCTGGACGCTCAATCGTATTGAACCAGACGTCCCACGGCTGGGCCAAGGCTTCGCCGTTGAACCGCGCTACTTCCCTGGACTCGTGGAAGAGATCATGAGCGCCGGACTGGAGGTTGCATGAGTTGCACACTTGAACGATGGGACGAAAGTAAAGGAAAGCGCGAGTGCAACTGCGTGGAGTGCGGAACCCGCTACAACGGGTGGACGAACTATTCAACGTGGTTGCTGAACGTCCATGACTGGATGCCAGCCGACATCGTGCAGGATAAAGCCGAACGCATGATCCGGAAAAGTATCTCGGACGCTGTTGCGAATAATGATCGCAATGCTGCGCTGAACGTGCTGCACGGTATCGCGTATGACCTGGGGAGTGAGGCTGCCGAAAGCTTCGACGGCCTAGCTTCCGAGATTATTGACACTCTGGAGGCTGCAGGGTATCCCGAGGCTGTGAGACGCCTCATGACGGACATCCTTGAAAACTTCCGGGGCGTGGTGAGATGGACGGAGTTAGCAGGTGAGCACGTGGAGGCGGCACGATACCGCCTGCACTGGAACGGACTGGAGGGAAAAGATGCCCAAGCGTAAGGCGTATGACGTGCACTGGAGCCAAGCGAGGACGTACCAGCACCCGAACCCTGAACGGGCTGCGCGGGTAGGGTATATCCCTGGCCATGGTGATCGGGTGTACTTCGAAGAGTGGCCAACACGTGAGGCCATGCTAGAAGCCTACTACCGCCATGGTAATGCGTGCGGCATTGGCTCACACTGGTGCATTGTACCGGTGGTGAAGAACTAAACCAACAACATGGCCCCGGGGCGTAAGCCCTGGGGCCAATAAGGAGGAACCATGAAACTAACCGACAAGCTAACTTGCAAGGCATGCGGACTTGACTTCGAGCGTACTGGCAAGCGTGGACGACCACGGACGGAGTGCTATAGCTGCACGCCGGCCGGAATCTTCCCAACCAGGAAGCCCCGTACAGCAGCAGCCGAAGAGCCAGAGGAGCCACAGGGCTGCGAGCACTGCGGCAATGTCGCACGTGGTTGCACCTGCTCCGGTGGATATGCAACTTTGGCGGCGTACTGATGAAGGCAGCAGCCGACCTCACCACGCTGGCAACGTTGGCAATGGAGGACAAGCTTACCTTCGTATTATCCGTGTACTCGGGAGACTACCGCTTTGACTGGCGTGGGGACTCTCGGGTGTGGGTATACAACCGCTTTGACGCTCCAGACAGGGAGAAGGACGAGCCAGTGGCAGTGGCCCGAGCCAGCAATGGGGAACTATTGCCTGGCGTCGTGAATACTGCTATGATTGAACAAGTTGGGCTGACTGCCACGAAGTCCGTGGGAGCTGAACCAACACAGGAGGTGTGAAATGGGGTATTACATTACGCTGGAAGAGTCGGACGCCATGATCAGGAAGGAAGACCTCGACAAGGCGTACAAGGCAATGTGCGAACTCAACAAGCATGACGATCTGAAGACTGGTGGATCGTACTCCAATGGTCAGCAGACCGCACGTTGGTTTGCCTGGATGCCGGAGAACTATCCAGAAGTCTACAGCACGGCACAGGAAGTCCTTGAAGGCCTCGGCTTTGAACTAGACGTGGATCAAGACACTGGCAACGTCTATATCGCACGCTATGACAGCAAGACTGGGGCGCAGGACCTCTTCCTCGGAGCTATCGCGCCGTATATCAAGAACGAATCAAATGGTATGGCGAGGATGATCTGGCGTGGTGAGGACGGATCGTACTGGAGATTGTCGTTTGAAGATGACAAGATGTTTATTGAAGATGGCAAGATCGAGTTTATCCGACGCACCGAATACGCGGGATAACCAATAAGCAACAGGGGTCGGCTGGTGCGTGCCAGCCGGCCCCTCAAGTTTCGGAGGTGAGTATGCAGAAGACACCAAGCGACCGACGCTGCGAGATGGCGCTGATCGGATCGGTGCTGATTGACCCAGAGCAATATATCGGCGTATCAACCATCGTCTCATCGGACGACTTCTATTATTCAGAACTGCGTGCCGTGTGGGCCGCAATGGAACGGCTCAACAAGAAGAACATCAAGATTGACGAGCTTACCCTGCATTCAGAGATGGATGCTGACGTGTCAAGGACCGTCCTTGGTGATTGTGTATCGTCTGCCCCGCTCGGCGGCAGCGCCATGGATTATGCACGGATCGCGGCCGACCTCTCGCTGTACCGCAAGATGATCGGCGTCGCGCACGAGATCGCAGCGCTGGGATACGAGAGGCCAGAGTCTACGGACATGGCACTGGACAAGATTCAATCCAAGGTGTTCTCGCTTACCAGCAAGCGTGCCCTGCAATCCACGCAACCGGTGGATCAGGTTGCGCACGAAGTGATGGCCCGACTTGATACCGTGATGACCAGCGGCGTGAACCCTGGCATCCCGACCGGAATCGTTGGCCTGGATGAGATCATCAGCGGCTGGCAGAAGTCAGACCTCGTGATCGTCGCTGCTCGCCCAAGCGTCGGCAAGACTGCACTCGCAATCACAAGTGCAAAGCATGCAGCGCACGTGCACGGACGTCGAATCGCCCTGTACTCACTGGAGATGAGCTCGCAATCCATCGGGACGCGCCTGCTCTCAACGTTCTCTGGTGTTGGCGTGCAGGACATCCTGCGTGGGCGCGTCAGCGGCGCGCAATGGCCGCGCCTTGCGGGTGGCGTGAGCAAGATGCTGCGCGCCAAGATCATGATTGACGATACTCCAACCATTACGCCGGCCGAACTGCGCTCTCGCGCACGGTATATCGCCATGAACGGAGGACTGGACATGGTGATCGTAGACTACCTGCAGTTGATGGCGAGCGACCGAGCGACCAAGGACGCCAATCGCGTCATTGAAGTTGCGGAGATCAGCCGTTCGCTCAAGCAGTTGGCACGGGAACTGGACGTGCCAGTGATCGCGCTGTCCCAGCTCAACCGATCATCGGAGCATCGTGAGGATGGGGAGCCACGGCTGTCCGACTTGCGAGACTCTGGCGCAATCGAGCAGGATGCTGATATCGTGTTGATGCTATGGCGACCCAACGATAGCGGCGTCAAGCTCAAAGTGGCCAAGCACCGCAACGGACCAATCGGTCAGGTTGATCTGATGTGGAGAAAGGAAACGGTGGAGTTCAAGTGAAATACGTTAGAAGGGAAAGCCCAGAGTTTGATCGGTCATACACAATCATTGTCCGGGCGTGTCGTATCTTCCTCATCCTCGGTGGAATCTTGACTGCGCTGAACGCCCAACGACCCGTCTAACTGCGACAAGTAGACCTTGCCTGGAAGCTCCTCGTCTTCAGACCCGAAGAACGAGGCGTAAATGATGCCGTTCTTCTTGCACCAATCCCGGAGGCTTATGCCCTCGGCCTTGGCCCGCGACTTGAAGAACTTTCTAACTTCTTCTTGGTGCTTCATTGTCGGCCTCTTCCTTGATGATGTCGAGGGCCAACTCCAACCCGACAGCAACGCTTTTGATGATGGCCGGCTCTGCCGTACCATCCTGAATCATCTTGCGGACTGCCCGTAATACCTCGGGCGGGGTTGAACTTCCCCCAATCAAGGAGGAAATCCGATCATGCAGAATCTTCATATCTTCTTTCAATCCATCCCCAACAAATGCTCAACAGCATCTGCGTTGCGCTTGTCTACGACGACAGCAGCAACCATGCTGCGCATGCCGCAATAGCCACATGACAGCAGCCGAATGCTCCCCTTTGGGGCCTTCACTGGAGAACCGTACCTTCCACGGATTGACCGAAGAGGCTTCCGCTTACACTTGGCGCACGCAAGATGTGTACCAACGCTCACCGTCCCTCGGCAGCAGCCAGCACGAGCAGCCAGGCAACAATCGGCCCGAGCGGCGATGGTGCAAGACTGCCCAAGGCAGCAGCGATAGCAAGGAAATACTTGTGTCGCCAGTTCCTGCTGGATACGGTTTCCCGAACGGTCTGGATGACCTTGCGGAAGATCGGTTGCTCTCGATCGTCAGTTGTTTCTGGATTCGTTGCCATGCTTTGACTCCCTTACTAACGTTGCAGCAACATAGGCTGCAATCTCTGTTGCCCGTGTCTCTTCAAGCCCCTTGGCAGCCAGCTCCTCACGGACAGCCGTGAAGATCAGTTGCCAGGTTGCGGCAACCTCGGTTGCGCTTGGCTTCCGATAGCTTGGCTTTGGAATGCTCACTTGACGTTTCGCCAGTCAATCTTGTCCCGATACCAGTTCTCAACCCAGTGCTCACGGAACGTCTTGGCATTCTTGTCTTTATCCGAAATGATGATCCCGCTGCCAATGTTCGGCCATGGAACGCCAGCGCTGTACGGTTGAACTGCCAACTCGCCCTCGCCGTTGTATCGACCGGTGCATGCATATGCAACCGTAGTCTCGTCCTCAAGTGTGAGGAAGCCACGCGCCCAGCCGGCATCGGCGTAGAACATGACTGGCTTGTTGGCGTCAGCGATCACCGTGATGACTTCTCGGTAGCGGTCGTCCTCCGGGTTGCAGCAGACGGCAGCCAGGAATGCTGACCCATTCAGCACTGTCATGACCTTGCCCATCGGCTCGGTGTGCTGAAGATGTAGGCCGCGCAATACCCCTGCGCGGCTGCGGCTCATGTTGATCTGCTGAATGTCCCCGAATCGCTGCTCACCGATGCCAGACTTCCATAGCTCCGCGAAATACCCCCGCTCGTCTGGTCTGACGGTCGGATACCAAATCTTCGTCCCCTGCATATACCATAACCCTCACTTTCAATAACCCTAGCCCCAGCCGATTCTCGGACAGGTAGCTAAACAATGCTGGACTCAAGTCAATGATGCGATTGCCAGTGCCATCACGATAGCAGCGGCCGCAATGATCTCGGACAACTGCAATGGCCGATCTTCCATTGGCCTTGTTAGTGATGACCACCTTGTAAGGCTTGTGCCGAAAGTTCCGGAAGCTTCCAACTGCTGCATAAATAACCTTCTCCCCCTTTGAATAGAATCCTTCATACCAACTTGCTACCCCAGAGTTTCCATCGTCGAATCCGTTGATTCCTCCAATGATGATCCCGAGACTAATGATGAGTGCCATTTCAAGAACTCCTCCAAGCTCATAGAGATGAGCGCCTTCTTGGCGACTCCAGACCCAGGGGCCGTCACGTGGACGACCGCCCGGAGCTGACCACCTCTGGTCTGGATAGATTCTAGCAGATTCTGGATGCGGGTAGGGAAGGATTGCCCGCTCTTGACCTGAATCACAATCCAGTCGTCGCGGTCGCCCCCGTCCGTCTTGTTCCCAAACATCCCGACGCGCTTGATCCCAAGCTGCTGGCATACCCACCGCTCAATAGAGTTGCCTCGTGAGCGGTTGAGCCGGCCCCTACGCTGGGCCGCTGTTTCTTCTCTCGACATCCATGATCCTCCGTGCAATCCACTCCGCGACTGGTGCAACAACGCCGTTGCCACATGCGCGGTATCTCTGTGAGTCAAGCCCAATCGGCAGCAGCGGGTCCTCGTCTCCAATGCTGCCGTCGTATGCAACGGCAGGAGCGCCTGCGCTGATGGTCAGCGGGTCGGCGTGGTCATTGAACTTGGTTGGCTGCCTGCTGTATCGGGAAGGGAAGGAGATGATGGAAGTGTCCATCCATCTGGCCATCCCATCAGGCGTTCGCATTCCGTTGGCGTCAGGCGTCGGATCAAGGACGAGCTTGTTTCCTTGGGCATCGTTGTCGTCTGCTCCGAACCCTCCGCCGAGCCCTCCCCTGGTAAGTGCGGTCGTTGTGATTGGATCTTCAATGCGTTCATTAGTTGCCCAGGCAAGGTCCTTCCCCGGGTTGCAGCTCGCCTCAAGATGCCCGCACACGCCTTCGCACTCAAATAGAACCTGCGGGGCGAGGTCTGGTTTACTACTTGCGACAATGAAGACGCGGCGACGTCGCTGGGGTACGCCGAAGTATTGAGCATCAAGAGTACGCCATGCTGCATGCATCCCGATTCGGTCCAGTTCACCGAGTAGGCGCGAGAAGTCGCGTCCATCGTTAGAGGTAAATAACCCTGGGACATTTTCCAGCACCAACCATTTAGGTCGTCGCTGTTCCACAAGGTCCAAGAACGTGAATGCAAGGACGCTTCTTTCTCCGCCAAATCCCGAGCGCTTCCCGGCGAGTGATAGGTCTTGGCATGGGAATCCACCGCTCCAAACTTCTGCATCTGGTACCTCCTCTGCCTTGATATTTGTAATGTCCCCTAGGTTTGGTACGTTCGGCCAGTGACGAGCAAGCACCCTGTTTGCATACGGATCGATCTCACTGAGGCTGACCGTCTCAAAGCCGGCTCGTTCAAAGCCGATGTCAAGACCGCCGACCCCAGAGAAGAACGATGCGTGCTTCAGAACCCCCACGCCTTTCCCTTTTCTTCCTGCGATACGTTCAGCAGGCGTAGGTCCTCGGCTGCCAGGTCAAGCTTGCCCTCTGGGCTGTCCGACCACTCTTCAATCATCTTCAGCAGATCTTTCGCTGGCTTGCTGCAATACTTGCAGGCCTTGTCGTGCAGCGACATAAGGGCTGGTGCCTTCATGCCGCTGCGCGTCAAAGCGCAGACACTAGCTTGCGTCGCCTCCTGTGCGCTGCTGAAGTGGGCCAAAGATGAGTGGACTTGCTTCATAGGCTCGGAAATCTGCGTATTGCTTTCCATTGTATTCACGGCTTCTCCCCCACTTTCCAATGACATGCATGTGTTGTCGAGGGTCCTTCGCCGCCTTGAGTGCGATGGCCTTCTCGTAAATCTTCTGCGCGTGTGCCTGTGGATCGCTGCCCCAGAAGCTTACCGTCACGTACAGGTAGCGCTCTGGTGCGTCCCCAGTTCGGCCGGCCCCGAGCCATGCGTCGTAGGCATCCGTCTGGGTAAGGCACTGGACCTCCAGCACCTTCCCCTTTGGCGTGTCCTTGAGCTCTGGCTTCTTCTTATCGCTGATCCAAACGTCAATACGATCCATACTCCCTCCTAGAAATCAATTGCGCTAGGGTCAAATGCCTGCGCTTTATTCTCTGGTGCTGCTTTTGGACTTTCGGTAAAGATCTTCTTCGCCGCCTCCACCACCACACGATCACTGTCATTCTCGGGATCATCACCGGTGGGGATGAGGAACCCTGTCAGTAGCGCGTACTTCAACGCACCAGTGGCAGCCTTATATGCTGCCTTGTCGGTTGCGTCAGAGCCCGTGCCGATTGACTGCCATGTGATCGACTCGCCGCTATCGCCGTCAGTAAGCGTCCACGTGAAGCGAAGCGTCAACAGCACCTGCTTGCCGCTTGGCGTCACGCCTTCCGAGATGACGTCAATGTTGGTCGGGGTCATGATGATGTTCAACTTGCCGAGCTGCTCCCGAACAACGGCAGCGACCTCGGCAGCCTGCACATACTTGTACCCCTGCGCTGCGTTGGTGCCAGTCTTCTGAACATAGCCCACCGCATCGTAGATTTTTGCCAGCTTCCCTGCCAGCGTTTTCTTTTCGCTACTCACCGTTCACCCCCTTGATGTCTTCAAGACATCGTGTCCGCCAATTACACCAACTGCATGGCCACTTTCGCCTTGCAGCGTCCGGGAAAGCCGGCGGCTTCCTGTCCCCGTAATAGTTTAGCACGTTTAGCACGCGCTGTGCCTTGTCCTGCCACTCCTCTAGATCAACCTGGAACTCGGCAATGCTGTAGTCATCCTTGTCCACATAGATGACCCACGCCTCTCGAGGAAGGGTGTCCTCAACGTCGTCCACGGCTTCGTAGAACCTGGCATAGGAGGCTACTTGCGTGGAGTGCTCTGGCTTGGCCCCGTGTAGGCGAACGAACCCGCCATGCCGCATGCTCTTGAACTCTAGGAACACAAGCTTGTCTTCAAGTGTAAGAAGTCCGTCAATGTTTCCAGAGAAGTCGTTGGCATCGGAGACGACCGGTACTTCAAACCGAATGCTATCGCCGTATGCTTCCGTCAGTGCTCCGACAAGGAAATCCCCAACGGCATTGCCCATGGCAAATACGCGGAGCGTCTCATCGGTGAATGGCTCGCTTGGTGGAACTTTGTTCGCGCTGTACCAATGAGCCCGCATGCACCCGCCAAGCAAGCTGCCGCGCCACTTGCGCGTAGATGGCCGACCGATTTCGTTTCGGTGCCGTAGAACCCGATCAATTTGTTTTGCTACGTACATACACACCTCCTCCACCCCCGCAATAGATTCGAGGCCGCAGCGGGGAGGTGGCACCGCTGCGGCCTTGAATTACCATATTAGATGGAAACGTCCCGTCTTGCAAGTAGCGCCTTCAGGGCTTCAATCCGAGGCGGGGCCTTGAGGTTGTTTCCGGCACAGGTCACGAGCTGGTTCATGGCCGTCTCGTCCGCAATCGTAATCGGCCTTGCCTCAACGAAGTGAGGAACCCTGATTGTTCCAGCAAAGTACGACCGATTGTCGGCATCCGACTTTTCTGGGTCAAGTTTTACCTCAACGTTCATGAACGCGGCAATGCTCTTCGCTGCGTCATAGACCTGCACGTTTTGCCCGACGACGTTGTATACCCCATGGTGCGTCTCTGGGTTTGACTGGACCGCGCTCACCACTGCTCGTGCCGCATCCTCCACGTGGAGGATTGGCCTTCGCGCATTGCTCGTTGGTGCAATCTTCTTGTTCACGATTCCCTCCAATACAAACCGATTCACCATCAGGTCCACCCTGAAGTTCGGGCTTGCTCCCCACAGTGTACCAAATCGCAAGGCAATGGACGACGAGTTCACCATGTGGAGAAGGCGCTCGGCGGCCACCTTGGATTCCGCGTATGTGCTCAACGGATTGAGGGCATCCGATTCAATGCAGTTCTTATCCGTAAACCCATACACCGAAGCCGAGGATGCAAGCACGTGGCGGGCATCTGGGAATGCGTCGCAGATATCCGCCACTAGCCGCACGTTGGTTTCGTAGGTCAGTCGATCGTCTAGGTCGCCCATCGGGTCGTTGCTGATGGCCGCAAGGTGCACGACCGCCCTTGGGTCCCAGAACGACTTTGGCAACTGCTCAAAGGACTGGAGCTGGATGTCTGGCTTGTAGTTCCACGGAAGCTTGGCATCAAAGTAGTTTGGGTCTACGCCGGCCACAACGAATCCATTGTCCCGCAACTGACGCACGACAATCGGACCAAGGTAGCCAAGGTTGCCCGTCACGACAACGCTGTTCTTCACTTGTATCGTCCCCTTTCAAAGTGGTTTTGCAGAGCTACCGCCCAGTGCGAGAACTTCTGCAGCCTATTGTTTTGCAACGCAGAGTACGTCGGCCGAAGCGCATCGGACTCGTTGGATACCCTGCCAATAACCTTTCCTGAAATGTTGAGTTCCCTCCTGATCTGTCGAGCGATGTCTGCGTAGGACGCCTCGCCCTCGCATACCGCATGGTACACGTTGCCAGCGCCGACGCTGGAAAGAGAAAGCCCAACGATTGCCGGAGCGACCTCTGGCAAATACGTTGGGCTAACGATCTGATCTCGTGGAATGGTGATCTCCCCCTCTTGGAAGCGCATGTTGGATACGAACGATGGCCGTAGCGAACTTGCCCAGTCCCCGAATGGGGATGCAATCCGAACCACGAATCCGTAGTTCGTCAGCGTGGCAAGCTCGCCATTGCGCTTGGTCTTTCCGTAAACCGACTTCGGCCCATTGGAGAAGTGGGCAGACTCTGGGTCTTCCCCCTCGCCAATCTTTCCAGTGACTGGCCGTGGATGAGAATGGTCTAGCTTCCCGAAGACGTAATCGGTGGAGATGTACACAAGCGGTCGAGACTGGGCCAAGATCCGAGGAACCAGATGGTTCAACTTATCCGCCAGCGCGTAATCTTTCTCGCACTGCATGACATCTCGCAGTGACGACGTGTAGATAATCGCGTCGTACCTTTCCGCCAACTCCTTCAGGTCTGAAGCCTTGCAGGAGGAGACGTCAAAGTTCACGTTCTCGTTTGCAAACCGAGTAAGATCTCGTTTTGTTTGCCGGCCAATGAGGTCGTACTTGACCCCCATCTTGCTTGCGGCTTCAGCCAGGTGTTGCCCGACTTGACCGCCCCCGATAATTCCAATCATCTTCTCCCCCCTTCGTCCTATCGGTGAATCGTTGAAACGCCAGCCTTCAGCTTGGCAAAGATTTCGCGGAGCACAAGGACATCGGCCTCGCAGTGCCGGACGATATCGTCAAAGTCCTCGTCGCTGCCGTGGTCTGCCTTGTCCCAGATTCTTGGAGAGAGCGGCGTCTTGCCGTTCTTGGCCTCAAAGAATCCTTCTGCATTGGCTAGGGACTTCCTGCCAATGTTGAACATGCTGCCCTTCGCAAGATACATTGCGTCAATGTGCATGCGCGGGTACAGCAGCGGCAGACCGTGATACGCCAGCCGAGCGTTGATTCGTGGCACGTCAAACAACTTGCCGTTCCACGAAACGAGAATGTCAAACTCCTGCAGCAACTCTGCATACGCACGGACTGCGTTGCTGTCATCGAGGACGTTCTTCCCCGGGTGAGATGCCACGGAAATTGTGCGGACATTGCCAAACACATCGGCCACACTTCCGCAAAGGAACCTGCTCCACATTGAGAAGGTTGTTTCAATGTCAAAGTATCCAATGCTCAATCCAACAAAGTCTTCTCCATTTGGAGCTGGCTTCCTTTTGGTTGGCTTTAATAGCCAGTTAAACGGATCTGTAGATACAACAGATCTGTTTAAACTCTGTTTAGACAGATCTTCCCGCTTCGCGGGTTTTTGAGTATAACGTTTTGCATTACCCGTGTCAATAGCCGTTGCTCTTCGGTAAAGTTTCTGAACACTGTCTTTAGTTGCGGAACCGCCGAGCTTCTCGGCAATCTGAGCAAACGACAGACCCCTCTGCCGCATGACTTCGATATCCTTGATGACGCTCATTGCATCCCCTCTATCAACTTCAGAGCGATGGTAATTGCCGTGCCGGCAATAGACACCACTACGCTCACTTTCCATCGTACACTAATTGAGGCCGCCTGTGTTAAATCTTCCCTAACTTTCCTTGATACTCCATCCGTAGCCTGGATTATTTCAACCTCCCTCAGTCGTTCTTCCACACGGTCAAGCTGCTCCCTGACCGTCTTTATTTCATTCATGAGAATTGAGAACTGGTTGCTGGTCATGTCAAGAACGAACCGCTTACGCCGGTCCCCCCAACAATTCTGAACCCAGCAGGGAACTGGACCGCAAAGGCAGACCCCTGCACAAGGTCCATCTCAATCTTCTCGGAGCCGTCGGAGTTGCCATACCATCGGACGCCAGAGATCACGAACGGCTCGTCCACGTTGGTCAAGCTAGTTCGGATAGAAACCCTTACCGAATCCCCTACGTCCCAACCGTTCCATATGTCTATGCCGTCAGCCACAATGGTCAATGCCACCTGTCGTGTATTATTTGGATTGGCATTTGCCAGAAGTCGATCGGCTTCTTTCTGGGCGTCTGCAGCCGTGGCAAACCCAGAGTCCGTAACAATTGACTGGATTCTTCCGTATTGGTTAATGAGCGCACTGTTAGACGCCGACGCCGCCACAATGGCCGTAGAGTTTGTGGACCCAGCAATGGTCGCCTCGGTATCAATCAGTGAGATTTCATTGCGGACTCGCGCATACCCAGGCATGAACGTGTATTGCTTGATGTTCTCTGGGTATCGTAGGGCGCCAGCATTGACGTACGCGCTTGACACTCCAACCGATAGCTTAAAGCTTCCGCCGTAGAGTGAACCTCCGGCCGGCTTGACAATCCTGAAGATTGCTTTGCCCCCGTCTGTCCGTGATCCCATTTCGTAATCGCAAATGTCGCCAATGAAATCAAGAACTGGTTGGCCGTAGCTGTAAACCGTATGCGATGCCGTACCGTCAGATCCCTCAATGGACAGCGAGGCGTAGCGCAACCGCTCTTTTGCTGTTGCCCCAACGGTTGATAGGAAAGTATCCTCAACCAGCGTGTAAACCGTGTCCTGGTTTTGCCCAAGGACAATTGGCCCAGCCTGAACCCCGGATCTAAAGACATACCACGTTGCCGTTGATGTTCGGTAGATCCCGCCATAGATCTGGAATGAATAGGAAATTCCCTTGCGCAAGGAGTACGCATCCATTGCTGCAGTAGTTTGAGTGCCAGTTGGGATGTCAAGGAGCGCGGCGTCAATGGCAGACTGGCTTGCCCCTTGGGAGATTAGGCTAGACTGGAGCACCTGCTTCGTTGCATATGGAAACAGGTTGATCTGTCGGTCAATAACCTTGAATCGATTGACTCCAGTGGAAGATTGAGCGTCAACACTAATCTCGCCAAGGATTCCAATTTCCCCGATTGGCGGCGTCCCGCTGTCCGCGACCCCCGGAGGGGTCACGTTGATCCTTGCTCGGAACTGCGGCGTTGTTGCGTAGCCGGATGTTGTGGAGTTCCAATTCAGGTTATATTTCAAGGCAATGTACGGGGTGTTTGTTGATGCTGTGTACCCGCTGACCACAACGGTTTTGGTCGTGGTCGCAATGGCCGAAATGGTTACCGCGCCAACTGTTCCAGATGTCGTCACGTCGTAAAGCGCTGTGCCAGTTGCCGTATAGGTCGTGGTGTTGATGTCGTCCTTTGCATTGGTCAGGTCGGAGTAATTGAAGATGGTGTTATGGTCTACCGTTGATGCGTTTGGACTGATGGGATTGGACGAGCTAATGCTGATCCCGGATAGTGGGGTATAGGACTGGTTGAGAATGTACTTGTAATCAACCCCAGAGAAGATGATCTCTTCCTCGGTCGCCACGTAGTCGTTGATCATGCCGGCCCCGACAAACTCCCATCGATTCCTGTCCACTGACCATCGGTCAATCTCGTAATGCCGCTCAAGCGGAACGAACTCCGCAAGTTGCGGATGGTCGGAAGATAGCGTCCAGAACGCCGACCCAGTGTCGTTGGCATGCTCCTCAACGCCAAGGTCCTTTGCGTCAAATACTACAGCCTTCTGGGTACCGCGCCAGCCAGTTGAGCTGACGTCCCACACGATAATCCTGAACGACTGAGTAGTGCTCAAATCCAAGCCTCCTGGAAACTATACGCAATGGATGTTGGATACCCAGCCCCGCCAGTAAATGCCACCGTGATCGCGTTAGATCCAGACAGGAGCACTGGCATCTTGGTCGTTGCCGACCCAAGGGATGACATCAACAGCGTTCCGTTGGACGTGACCGTTCGTGCCGACGAATTAAGAACCGTCGTTGTTGCACCGGTGCCGATGGACAGAGTTGTAGTCCACAGCGACGTGGAGATCGTTGCTGTTGCGGCTGTCGTTAGACTGCTTGTGATGGTGAAGGTTGGGTAGGCATTGTAGTTGCCGTTGTTTGTTAGCGTGGCCGTGCCAGTTCCAGACGATAGGGATATCGTGCCCGTGACAGGTGTCTGGCACAACTTCCTCGGGTCCTTGGACATAAGTCCAATCGTCACCCGCGTTGTGATTCCTCGGTCGGTCGTCTGCGGGGAGACCAGCGTGCTGGTCAGGTTGTACGAAGGCAGGGCCGTCGGTCGAACGGCAAGTCGCATGGGAATCCCAGATGCAGAGTATGGCGAGAGCATCGTGGGCTGGGTGAAATCAAGCGAGCGGAAGCCGTCCTGCGACTCGGCAAATGCAGGGTATGGCTGGCACGCGGCGTTGAGGTCGTTGAGCTTGTCGTAGAAGTCTCGGGTAGTTGATCCATAGACCGCCACGTTGATCAACGTATTTCGCTGCGGCAATAGGGCAATGTCCGTATCCGCTCCGTCCCTTTGGGCAATGACGTCAACGAACCCTACGTACTGGCCGTTGGCATACGACACGGCATCAACCATGTAGCCAGAGAACGGAACGGCAACTCCTGGGGCTGCCGTGATGGAGTTGAGGTTAAGGTATGCGGACGTCGCCGTCCCAGTTGCAATCTTGATTTCTTTGGAGAAGTCCATGTTATCCCTGCTTTCGGACTACGCGGATACGAGCCTTCTCCAGACGCCACCGCTGCTGTGCGGCAAGCGCAAGGTTGTTGAGCCCAAGCGCCGTGATGTCGGTGTTGCCGGCTCCGACCTGCCACTGCTGGAACTGGGCTCGGTCGTACATGAGCATCGTCAACGCCTCGGCCTCTACGAACACCTTGACCGCAGACTGTGCGCGGGTATCAAGGTCTGTCGTTGAGGATGACGTTCCGATTGTGATTGGGGACCATGCTCCGTATCCAAACACCCTGAATGTCCCAGTATCCGAAGTGAATCGGTAGTGCGGCGGAAAGAACAACTTGTCGGCATGAATCTCCCAGCCAGAGTTTGCCCCATGGCCAAGAGTTGGTAGCACGGTCTCGACGTACAGGTTGCTGTCGTCGTAGACGTCAATGCGGATTGGCCATGTCACCGTGCTCAGCGTGACGGAGTTCACTGCTCCGGTAATCGGCTGGGTATATGCGACGGTTTCAATAACCTCTTTTGGGTACACCGTACCAATGGCGTCAATGCCACGGTTGATCAACTCGCCAAGCTGATCGTCTGACCACGTTGTTGAGTTTGGGTCTCGCAGCGTGCGTCGCAGCGAAGTCAACAGCGTGGAGAATGATACTGCCATTTACGACACCTTAACCTTCTTCCCCCTATTCTCCGCCGCCCACTTGAAGGCGTCGGCCCATTCTTTTGCCCTGTCCTTGTAGTGATACTCCTTGAGGACCCGCTCCTTGGCTGCCGCCGCTAGGTCCTCCCTCAGATTCGGGTTTCTCACGAGCTTTTTCATGGCGTCGTGCCACTCCTGCCGCCCCTTGGCTAAAAGCCCGTCTACGCCATTTCTCACGGGCGCGTAGGGGCCATCTCCCTTGTACCTCTCGCCAATGAACGCGGCCCCACTGATGGAATATTCCAGCCAGTGCAACTCGCTCTTGGCTCGGTCAAACTCGTCGCCCCCTAGCGGGGCAATCCCGATCTCGGGCCACGAGTCGGCCATGAGCTTGCAGAACCCAGGGATGGTCTCCATGTACTCGTATACCTCGTCAAAGAGCGGCATCACCATGTGCTCTGTGTTCTTATTCATCCCAATGAATACGCGGTGCAGTTCCTTCTGGAAATCCTGGACCGCCTTGCCCCCGTATCCGCCGGTGATCTTTCCCCTGTCGTCAATCTCCCCTACGTAATCCCGCATGCGTGCAGTGCTCCCGTAGTACAGCATGCGTGTCTTGGTATCTGGTCGCTCTGCCGTTCGCTTGTACAGGTCTGGGTCGATAGCATTTCTAATGACCCTGATGTTGTCGTTGAACCTGGCGTATCTCTTTGCAATGATTGGCGTTGATGTCGTGATGAGGTCTGCCCGTTTGGCCATTGCCTCAATCATCGGGTACTCTGGGATCACGTCCTTGATGTACCCGTTCCACTTCTTGATGTTGAAGTGGTCGTCGTCGGTCTCATACACCATTGCCTTGCCGTGGTTTCCGAACTCAAATACCGGCCACAGCAATCGGGTGATGACGTCCCGCTCTTTCATCGGGCCGTGCTCGTGGGTCGCCGCCTTGCTAAAGTCAAACGTTACCGCTGGGCATTGCTCGCATGCCAGCGTCGTGTTGTAGTAGCGCCTGAACACCACCACGTCTGCCCAGTCAATATCTTTTGCGTCAACCTTTACGAGTCCCTTGGTAAAGGCTTCAACGAGGTTCATCCCTTGTGCGCTTGGCGCAACGTCAAAGTCTACTCGGCTAATACCGCGATACTCAACGCCAAGCTTAAGAAGTTCTGATGCGAATTGGTGTCCCCGAAAGTATGCACATGGCCCATCTTCTACGTGTCCCCAGACCAGTACCTTAAGATTCTCTGGCATATGCCCCCTTGGATTCTCTATTGAGCGTCCTCACCCGAGCGGACAAGCCGCCCGGGTGAGATGACCCTCAGATCAAACTATCTTAGCTGATCGAAGAGGTTGTGCGCAAGATGCGGAACTTGGCTCCTGCCTCGTCAATCCACATGGATCCGAAGCGCATCTTGTAACCGACCAACGCCTTCTGTGCGAGCGGGTCGGTGTGGTCACCACCTGGTGCCACGAAGTAGCTCTGGAGCGTCTGGCTGTCACCGATGGTGTAGGCATCAGGCGCAAGGAACAGAGCGGCATAGTTCACGCCCGTTGACGAATACGTCGTCGGGGTTGCGCCGGCTGCTCGGAACGCATCCGATGATACCACAATTCGGCAGCCACCGAAGCGACCGATCTCGTTCGTAAGGGCCGGAAGATCCGACACATACTTGTTGAGCTCGATGAATCCGTTGGCCGACGTATCGGTGAGCAGATCAAACTGCTGGTTCGGGTGAATAATCAGGCGGAAGAATCCGTCTGCGAAAGGTGCCACATTGGCAGCGAGCAGGCTCGCAACCATGCGCTTCACGTGCCAGCCGGTCAGGGCGGCGCTCACGGCCGTTGCCGCGTTTGCCGTCACTGCCGTTGCGCCCGTCGCACCAAAGATGGCTGACGTAACGGCCGAGCTGTGAAGATTGTCGCGCACGAGGTTGTCCATCGTGCGGGTCGCCTTATACGCAACACGCTCAGCAGCAATGCTGATGAGGTCGTGTGGCGAATCAAGCTGGGCGAGGTCCGTCACCGCGACGGTGCCACCGTACTGTGCTGCCGTGAAGTACTCGGACGAAATCGTCAGAGCGTCATCGGTTGGCGCAGTACCCTCAGTGAGGGGCGTAGTATTGGTTGAAAGGTCCGCATAGCGGGCATAGCGAATCGTGTTTGTGCCCTTCACGAAACGGCCAGGAACATAAAGACCTGGCATCGCGTGAACGGCACGGGCGCGGAGCTCTTCCTCGGCACGAGCCTGGACTAGCTCCTGTACTAGATCGCTAAAACCCGAAGTAGCGGTACTTGTCGTAGCCACTTTATATTACTCCTTGGTTTTATTACCGTTGAAACGGATTTCCCAGCGCCTTCAACTCAGCGTCGATTTCTGCAATCGTCTTCTTCGTTGCCGCTGGCGGAGCGGGTTTGCGCGGGCTATTGGTATCTACGTAAGAGTCAACCGTCTTGTCCTTTGCAAGGTTTTCCACAAAGCGCTCAAACGCTTCGGCCTGCGCCGATGCTCCGAGACCCTGCGTCTCCTGTGCAAACTGGGCATAGAGCGGGTGCTTCCGTGCGAGGTTCTCTCGCTCGGCAGCCTCACGTGCCGCCTGTAGTTCTGACTCCAACTGCTTGGCTTTTGCGGTTGCTTTCTCCAACTCTGTCATGTTGGCGAACTCAACCTCTGCCTTGAACTTCCGAAGCTGCTCTGCTTCCTCTCGGATGCTTGACAACTCCTTCTGCGCAGCAGTAAGGGCCTGATCCTTACCAGCAAGGCGCTTCTTCCAAGTGGCCACATCCTCATCGGGTGCAGTGGCAGTAGCCGGCTGCGTCTCCGCAACAACGGCTGGCGACTGTTCCCCAACTGGGGCGACGACTTCTTCAGCCATACTGATTTCTCCTATTGCTCGGCTGTTACGGCCAGCCGTTTGCCGCCGTCCTTACTCCGGACGATCAAATTCTGGTTGTGACTGGCCAGGCCAGAGCCATTGCTGGATGGTTGGGCCAGCGCCTCCGCCGCCAAACAATCCGCCTGGCTGGAAGACAAAGTTGGACACGTCCTGCATGATGTTGTAGACCTGCTGGGCGCTCTGGAGCGGACCAATTGTCCTCGCTCCAGATGTTAGGGCAGATCGCGCAGTCGCTCCTGGGATATCGGTGAAATTGCCCTGCGTCAGTGGGCCAAGGATTCCGCCGCGCATCCAGAACGGCCAGCTTACGCTGACGTCGGTCGGGAAGCCTGGCAGGATTCCGTTTAGCCAAAGGACCAGCGGCGGTCGCTTATCAACAAATTCCTTGATCTCTGGCGACGTCTCCATTGCCGCAGCAATGTAGTCGTTCATCTGCTGGAGCTTGTATGCTCCCCAGAACGGCTTGTACGATCCCTCAAACGGAGCGTATACAAACAGCGCCTCAAAGAACTCTGGGAGAACCTTGTGCATCTGGTACGAAAGTGGGTACAGTCCGAGGTATGGGTGGTTTGCTGATCGCTCCAGCCAGGTCTTCTCCGTTGCGTACAGTTGTCGAACAACCGCCTTGGATGTCCCTTCCATCAGTGCCATGCTTCCAGCCTGGAACAGTTGCTCCATCTTGGACCGTGGCAACACGAAGTCCGGGAGGTACTTTGACAGCGCCTTCACCATGTCGGCTGGAATGGCCTCGCCTCGTGAGACCATGGAGAGCGCCTCTTCCCACACTGGGAGCATCGTCCCGTTCTCGTGGTGATATGCCATTCTCTCAAACAGGTACTCAATCGTTGGGTCTGGTGTATACGTCGTCTCAAGCTTTGGAATGGAGGCGTCGGAGGCGCGGCTTGCCTTCCACGATTGGTACACCTTGATCTGCTCGTCAAGCTGGGCTCGCTGCAGGGCAACCGTCTCACGGACAGTGACCAACTGGCCTTCAATGAGATCTGCCGTATCGTCGGCAAGCTTCATGACGTCGGCTTCTGTAATTTCGTTCGCAAGCTTGCCTTCAAGCGCCTTGAACCCATCGTTGTATAGCACGCGGAGAAGTCCGCGTAGTCCTTCCGGGTGCGCATTATCCAGCGTATTAATCAGGTGATCTGCCATCTCAATGAAGTGCGGATGGTTGGTGATGACGTTCGGCTTAACCGTAATCATCTTGCTGTCTTTCCACGCACGAGCCAGGAGTTGTGCAACTGGCCATCGTGACCCTCCGCCCGTCTCGCGGAACCAGTATCCAGGATTGAACGAGGTGAGGTCGCCGGCCACCTTACGGTTGCCTCCTGCTCGGAAGAGGCCAAATGACCCGAGGTCAATGCGGATTGGCCTGCCAAGCTTGTCTACGCCTGCGTTGTCCACAAGGGATGTAGCGTTCTCCACTCGACCAAGGGGGTCCCATGATCCGAGCACGAGATCCGCAAGTGCGCCGTCGGCAAACTTCCTTGCCTCGTCCTCGGTCCACTTGTCAAGCGGCTTAAACTCAACATCGTCCATCCAGTCGCTTGCAATGATTGCCTTGCCATCCTTGCCAACGCTGAGTGATGTCTTTGGAACGCCGAACCCGAGCTTGCTGTATACTCGCTGACCAACCCACTCGTTGATTGCAGAGAGCGCCTGCTCTGTTGGGTTTGGCGCTGTCTTCCCTGTTGTCTTCAGAAGTCGTTGAACCCCGTCAGTTCCAACATGAACTTCAGCGTCATTCATGCCGGTAATCTTTGGCTTCGGAACTTCCCTGTTGTATACAACTTGCGGCTCAATGAACGACTGACCTGGATTTTCAGGGAATGTCACTGCTGTCCTAGCAACCCTGCCGGTCGTTGGATCTTTCATTGTGTACTGCGAGGTCCAGTCTACTGGCTTGCGCAGCACGATGTCCTCTGGGTTCAGTGTCTTCTTGAAGGTTGCCCCAGAAGCAATGGCACGCTCGTATAGTTCTCGCTTGATTTGCGGGTACAGCTCAACAAGGCGATATGCGTTTTGTGCAGTTTCATATCGTGTCTGCGACTGGACAAGGATGTTGTCGACTGCCTGCCGAAGCTGTTGAATTGCTGCAGGCTCTGCGCCAAGACCCTTTACCGAAGCAAGGAACTTGCGGTCAAGGATTGGCGAAACCTGAAGTTTGCGAACTTGACCGAATAGTCCTACTGATTGAACTCTCCAGCGGAGACCTCGCGGGAGAAGCACCTCGGCCTCGCCGCTATATCCAGATAGCGCCTTGCCTCCAAGCAAGTCAATACCAGGAATACCGACTGGGTGAACAATCTCAAGAACCACTGGTTCTTTTCCGCTGGCCTTGTTGCGCGCAACCATTCCCTCTCGGCTCCATGCAGAAATGTTTTCCATACCAAACTCCATACCAGACTTGACATTGGAAATTTGTTCTGGTGTCATGAAGTATGACAAATCAGTTCCGCGATACAGAGGGAACGATGACACAATTCGGTTTGATTGGATGGCCTTGTCCAGCCGTCGAACGCGCTCCTCCATTGGGGAGAATGGATCGGCTAGGCTTGGGTCGTATGAATATCCGCGCCTGGCCGCGCTTTCCATTTCTGCAACATTCTTTACAAGGGCTGTATCTTGTACGCCGAACTCTGCCTTTGCCCCAAGGTATTCGTTGATTGAAACGTTGCCGATTCCAGCCCACTTTGTAAGCTCGGCCGCAACGTCCTGGTCAATTCCCTCTCGCGTGGTCATGGCGTCAAGGCCCTTCCATGCACCAGAAACTGTTTGAACTGTATCATTGCTCTTAACGCCAACGGCCTTGATGAAGTTGTTGAATGCGTTAACGAGTTCTTTTTGAAGGGCATCGGTTGCCCCGGTATTTTCTGCAAGCAACTTGGCAGAGATTAGGTTCTCAAGTTCTTCTGCCCCAAGGATTGCACCTGCCTCTGCCTTTTCCAGGATCTGCTGAACGGGCTTTAGCGGACCAAGGTCCATGACCGTTCCAGTCGTCCATCGTGCAGCAAGCTTATCCGCCCACGGCATAATCCGTGAAGGCATGGCAAGCATTGTGCCAGCGTCAATCATATACTTGAATGCGTCATCAACGGAGTTGAGCCCCTGCGTCCTCATCCATGTCTGGACTTCTGGCATTAGGTTAAGCACGCGCTGCATGCCGCCACGAACCTTGGCATTGTTATATGCCATCTGCTGGATACCAGAGGCCTTGATGTTGACGATTCCTGCTCTTGCTTCTTCTCCAACTGGAGCAGCAAGTTTTACAAGTTTTCCAATAATAGCGTTTTGTCGCATTCTTCCCCAAATGCTTAGGTCTGGGTTTGTATTCTCAACATCTGTAAGGATCGTTGACTTTGCCCGTAGAACCTGCGCGCCAGTTTCATAGGTATCCCATCGCGCAGTTCCTGGAGCGGATAGAAGCCCAGTGAGCACAGATGCCTCTTCTCGCATGAGCCGGCCTCGGATGCCGTTCAGCTCAAGCAGCGCAATTGGCTCAATGGCCTCTTGCTGGTTGAAGTATGGCGAGTACTTGTAGCGAGCAAGCGGGTGCATCTTGTTGACCCACGTTGCCATTGCAGGATTCTTTGCCTGCAGCGACTTGCTAACATGTGGCATTAGACCAATCTTGCGCATGTCGCCAGCCGCTGCATAAAGCAACAGCGACCTCGGCAAGGTGCTTTCGGTATCTGGACCGAAGATCTTAACATACTTGCGCAACCCGATTTCACCGCCGCCCATGCCAGAAACGAAGATCTCTTGGACCTCCTTTGAGGTCAGGCCCTGCGGGTTAATGTCCTGCTGCAGCGCTCGACGGAACAGGTTGGCGACGATTGAGTAGGTGTCGTTCTCTGTCAGCTTTCCTGCAGATCCGCGCCACAGTCGCTGCGCAACGTTCTGGTAGATCTCGTTGTTTGACCATACCATCATGCCCCGCTTGAGCGGGTTCATGCTCATCCCCTCTTTGACCATGGACATCTTCGTCCCCATGCCAAGACCGTCCATATTCATGACCTTGTTTGGCGGAATGTATGGGCGAGGAATTGCCATTGGCACAACCTCTCGCGTAATCGGGCTGTTGACGTAGCGAACTTCTGGGACGAGACCGCTTACTGGATCTTTCCCGATGTCGTACCCAAGGTCCCTAATGGACTGATAGATGTGGGCGGCCTCAACCGTATTCTCGTCCTCAATGAGTTTGTCGTACGCTGCTTGCTGCGCACGGGCCGCGCTCATAACGTCACCACGGAACCACTCAATATCAGTGGCTTTATTTTTCAACGAGATCATATCTTCAATGATTCCGGTGCCGTAGGTGTACTTGCCCATGACACGATCCATGCCAAGTTCAGCAAGGATGCGGGGCTGCGAGATTCCCCGGATATCAACAAGCTTTGGAGCAACAAGCAACTGTCCAAACTCAGTGTACATACGAGGCGAAACATCGTAAATAGAGTAAGAGTTCTGGGTAGTGAAATACTTGAGATCTGCTTGGCTAAACTGGTCTGCGTTTACCGCATTTGCAAACGATACGTCTGGCTGCGGAACAAATAGTTTTTGCTGTGTAAACTCAATGCCAAATGACGTATCCCCGAATGGATGAACACTACCCTTCGGTACAATCTCGTCAATAAGCGAAACGACTGATCGATCTGCCAGAGTGCCCAATTGTTCTGCAATATCGTGCAGCGCGGCCCTAGTGTTCTCCAGTGATGCGTAGTCTTCTCCAGGAATAAATGGATGCTCAATCAACTCATTTGCGCGCTCAAGGATTGCAACTGCATCGTCCGCCTGCGGGAACTCGTAATCGCTTAGAGAATAAAGCGCCGGACCCTCTCCCTCTCCTTCAACATTGATAAACTCGTCAATAATATCTTTCAGGTCTTTTGAGCTTTTCCCAGGCTTGTAGGCAATCGGGGGCTCCTTGCCCTGCATAACATCGTCAAGTCGACGCCATAGGGCGGCCGTGTATGCGTCAACCTCTTGGATAACGTCAAAGAATGTAGCCTGGCCAGCGCCCTTCAGCGTGTTGGTTTCAATGTATGAACCTGCGGAAACCCTTGTGCTATCTAACGCGTGCAGCCAATCCGCAAATGAACTGGAGAAGCCTCCGAACGTCTGATTGTACTCAAGTCCATCTACGCCTGGCTGAATGCTCTTTGCCTTTGCAATCTTATTTGGAATTGAAAGCCAGCCCTTTGTAAGGCTTTGAAGGTCGGCATTGGCGTATGCCTCAAGCAGCGCGTACTTAAAGAGCGCAAAGTTTTCAATATCCCCAGCAGCCGTTGGATTAAGTTCCTTCCATGTCTTAAATCCTTCTTGGTCAATGCTCTTGAGAACCAAGTCTTTGATTTTGACCGAGGTTCCGCTAACCGTTGCCTCCATATACGTGTTGCCAATCCAATCAGAAAATGCCTGATCTGGTTTGGCAGTTATCGTTGGACCACCGAACGATGCAAGGTCGTTAGTCGGGTCAAGGTATTGCGTTGCCTTAATAACATCTCCGTCCTTGTTGACGTGAAGAAGGACGCTGCGGAACTCTGCCCCGCCATCCATCCAATTCTCTGCCCGCATAAGGAATTTGCTAACCACTGCAGCTGGGTCAAGGACAAGCCTGAGCGTTGAATTTGCATTCAGGCCCTGGATTGCCGCCTCTGTTCCCCACATTGCGCGAACGGTATGGACGCCACCTGGATTTGAATTGTACATCCATCCAGCACCGGTATGGATTCTGGACTGATCAACAAATCCAGCAAAGTGCGATTCATCAATCGCACCTGCGTATCGATCTTTCTGGACAGCAAAGATATTTGCGTAATCAGCCAGCGAGCCCTCGCTCATATAGTTATTTGGGACGGCAAGCCTGTTGCTTGTTCCGACCATGATTTCTGGGAACGCCCAAATGGTGTCCTGCCCTGCAACGCCGGCCACGTGGCGCTGAACCCTATTCCTAACGACTAGCCGCATCAATCCTTGCGGATTGTCGGTATATGTTTTTGCTAGGTATCTCGCCTCTTCCCCCATTGGGCCAGTAACGTGCCAGCCATCAACTTCAAGGGCAAACTCGCGGCCAACCTGGGACGCCGCTGTTTCCTGATCCCTAAACCATTC